ATCCTGGAGCATGGCACCGCTGGACGGCTTGGTGTAGGTGACGGTAATGGCATTGCCGTTGACGTACGCCGAATTGCAGGTCAGCGATACAACGAGTCCGGACACCGCCACGCTGCTGACAGTCTTGCCGCCGCTGACGGCGAATGCCGATGCCGGCGGAACGCTGTTTGCCAGGTTCTCGCTCATCGTGATCTGGATCACAGTAGGCGTGGCGTTCGACACTTGCGCAGTAGCGAAGGCTGGCGGCGTCGTATCGGTTGGCGTGGCTCCGCCAGTGCTGCCTGATGCGGCATAGAGAGCATCGAACCTAGACTTCAGCCAAGAAAACAGGGCATCCAGATCGGCGCGAACCTCGTTCGTGCCGTCCTGCACAAGGCCAAACATATTGGCGCCAGACAGCGCGCCCGCCGCGTTCAGTTGCGCGAGCGATTGACCGAACTGCGCGAAGTAGTCGGCCATCTTGATGCGCTTGAACGCGCCGCCATCTTCGACCGTCAGGGTTGCAGTAGTCGGATTGGCCAGTACGGTAACAAGCGGCGCGTCTGGGGCGGCCAGCTTCGACAGGCGTGAGCCTGGGACAGTAACGAAAACGTCCTTGATGCCAGCGCTGAAGTTAACCAGCTGCGTGTTCTTGTTGGAATTCTTGAGAACGGTGTCACGGCGCAGGTGCGTCCCGTCGATCAGCGTACCGATCCCGATTTCGAATTCGTTGAAGGTTTGATGGAGGATCTCGTAAGGGACCTGGTCATTGACAGCATAACCATCGGCGAACGCAGCAAAGCTACTGGACGGAGCGCCGGCCAGCAGGATGTTGCCGGTGCCAGTCGTCACAGTGGTCTCTTTGGTGCGGTCGACGTATTCCATTGCCACTCTTTCATTGCTCAGCGAGCCGCGCTTCGATAAACGAAAGCAGCTCGTCGTCGGACTTACCGACTATGTCGTCAGGGAAGATCGCCACCGAACTGGCAGGGCCACGGACGGTGAAGAAAATGGCGCCCGGAGCCGCCAGCTCGGCGCGCACGTTGGCGAGCCAGGCGGCGGTTACGGGGCTCATGGGACTACTGCTTGCCGCGACCAGCGCGCGCCGCCTTTTCGGTCGCCGGAGCCTGCTCAGCGACGGTCTCCGGAGGCTCATCGCCTTGGGCCAGCTGCGGTTCGCTTTCCGCCAGCTCTTCTGGGTCGTAAGGCTTGGCAGCGCCGACCTTGATTAGCGCGTCGGCGTAACCCTCTTCGAAACCAGCGATGTCACCTGGACTGTATTTGGAGGACGGCCTTATGAATTTGACTACTTTCATCTTCACACCCTATTGGAATAGTGACCCGGTAGGCCTTAGCGAACCGGGTCAGGCTGGGTTAGGCGCCCCAGGCGACGCCGGTGAGGACCGCGATCGATTCGACGTGACGTGGACCGAAGTCGTGTTTGGCGATCACGCGGATCAGGGTCTGATCACGCTGGAAGGCGCTGACCATGTTCCCGTCGGTGTCCTTGTAGGTCGCCTCTTTCGAGTAGTCGATCAGCAGGGTCTCGTCTTCGCCAATGAAGCAGTCGCCGAAGTCGACAAAGTAGATTTCGGACTGGTTCGAGCCGGTGCCCAGATTGTTCGGGATCTGGGTGGTGGTGCCGACCGGGTAACCCTTCAGCATCTTCTGCGCCATCTCCGGGTACACCTTGGTGCCGTTTGCGTTTTGCAGCGACTCCAGGAAGCGGAAGGTGCGCGGCGACATCATCCAGCCCGGCTGCAGCATGTTCGCATCGACGCCTTCCAGCGCCAGGATTGCCTTGCTCAGGTCGGTTTCAATCTTCTGGAGGGTGTCGCCGGCCGAAGCCGCGATCTTGTTGCCGGCCAGCGCCCATGCCAGCAGGCCTTTCGGCGTGTTATTGGTGCCGTCGTCACGGATGAAGGCCTTGTCTTCGCGGACCGCGATTGCCGAGGTCAGGTCGTCCACCACGATGCGGTCGACGTTCGGGTTCGAGCCGGAATAGCTCAGCAGGTCGTTCGAGATCGGGACCAGGGCGGCCAGCTTTTTGCTCGACAGCTTCAGGTCGTCGAGGGACTGGTTGGTGACCGGCGCATCGGTGTCGCGGCCGATGTAGCCGACGACAGCGCCGCCCTTCAGGCGCGGGATGGTCAGGTTACCGTTCTGCAGCGGCAGCGGGCGTGCGCCCATGCGGCGGACCAGCGCTTTCGGGCGCAGCAGCTCGATCACTTCGGATGCCAAATTGACCGGCACCAGTACCCCGCCAGCGCTCGAGGTCAGCGTGTTCAGCGACGCAGCCACATCGGCGCCGAACTGGTTGTCCATCGCGAACTTGGCGGCAGCCTGCGTATTACCCTGCGCGGCAGCGAGTGCGCGGACCATACGGGCCATCTTGGCGCCCGGAACTTCCGGGGTGCGCGGAGTGGCCGGCATGCTTGCGGCCGGCGGTGCTTGCGGCTGGTGCGCGGCGGCGTGGGCCTGGTCGACCGGCACAGCAGCAGCAGCTGCGAGGCGCTCGGCGGCTTCCATGCGGCCGATTTGGGCGGTCAGGTCATCGAATTTCGCCTGCAGGCCGGTGAACTCGGTCAGCTGTTCGGCGCTCAGGGTACCGCCGTCGGCTTCGATCTTGGCCAGTGCTTGCACGCTGGCGTTGACCTTGGCGCGTTCGCTGCGGAGCTCGTTAATGGTTGGCATATGCCTCTCTCCTAGAAAAGAAAAAACCGCCCGAAGGCGGCTTGGTTGCTTGTCCCGCGAACGCGGTCAAAGTTGATTCTGGACCGCCATCGCTTTCGCGCGGGCGCCAATGGAAGTCTGTTTCGTGGTGCGCGCGATGCGCGCCTGCCGGGCCGCGGCGGCGATGCGATCCGCTGCAGCCTGGGGCGTCTCGATCCGGTCGGCGAAACCGATGTCGACGCCCGTCTGACCGAGGAATACACCAGCCTCGGTGCCGCGGACCGCATCAACAGGCATGCCGCGGTAGCGTGCAACAGCATCGGTGAACATGCCGTAGTAGTTCTGAACCATGTCATTCAGGAAGAGCTGCGACTGCTCGGTCAGCGGCTCGTGCGGACTCAGGTCGTTTTTCCGGGCGCCGGCGTAGACGGTGGTTACCTTGACGCCCATTTGCTCGTTTCGTGCCGAAATGTCCATGTGCTTCGCGATGACGCCGACTGAGCCAACGCCCGAAGTGCGCGACATCGAGATATCGCCGATGGCAGACGCCATCAGGTAGGCGGCCGAATACGCGCTGAAGTTGACGATCGCGCTCATCGGCTTGACGCCACGGGCTTCGAACAGGAAATCAGCCAGCTCGAAGGCGCCAGTCGTGCTACCGCCAGGGCTGTCGATGTCGAACGCGATGTGCTCAACGGCCGGATCGGCGAGCGCCGCAGAGACCTGCGCGCGAATGTCTTCGTAGCTGGTCATCGTCTCGCAGACGTTCAACTGCGTGCTGCGGCTCACTAGAACGCCATGAATCGGGATCATGGCGACACCAGTCGCGGCGATCGCCTGGCGGCGCGCCTCTTCGGCACGCGCCGCCGAGCTCTCGTATGGACCTTCGTCCTCCATCATCTGCGGCTGTGCGCCGTTGACGCTCAGGTTGACGATGTTTAGGCTCATCTGCTGATTCGCCCAAGCTGCAACCTGGTCGAGCATCGACTCGGTCACCATCAATGGCTGATTGAAGATCAGGCTGGCAAGCCGGAAGCGGTTTTTCATGCGAGGATTCCTTCGATTTCTGCGACTGCCTCGGCGCTCGGCTTCGGCTGCTGGACCGGCAGCGGCTTGGCTGCGTCGACCATGTTGAGCGGCTGCAGGTAGGTGTCACCACCCTTTACAGGCGGCAGGTTTTCCAGGCGCCGGATGTCGTTGACCGACAGCCAGCCCCACTGGCGGGCGATCGCGTACGCCTCGTAGCGCGACTTCTGGTCGCCGCGCAGCAGCCCGGAGACGTTGAACTCGATGTAGTACTCGGCTCGCTCGCTCGGCAGCAGCAGGTCACGCATCATTGCCTGCTCGTGCCGCTTGATCCACGGAAGGAGCGTGTAAATGACGAACTGGATGGCCTGGTGCTCGATGTTCGAGAACGTAGCCTTGTCCAGCTCGCCGATCATGTGCGGCGGCACCTTATAGATGCGCGCGATGTCCAGCGCGCTCAGCTTCAGCGCGGAAATCAGCTCCGCATCGACGTTGGTCATCGACAGGGCGCGGAAGGTCATCCCTTCCTGGAGCATGGCGACCCGCTTAGCGTTTGCGGCGCCGCTGTACTTGGCCTGCCATTGGTCCGTAATACGATCAATGACCGAGGGATCCTTGATCGGCGGAGCTTCACGCGGCCTTTCGATCACGCCCGACAGCGCCGTTCCGTTCAGGAATGACTTGCCGGCGTATTGGTGCATCGCCTGCGCATGCCCAATGGCGTTCGCGTGCAGCATGATCGGCGAGACGCCGACGTAGTTGTTCAGGCTCCACCAGCGGACGTGGTGAATCATGCGCTGCGGGACCGGCTCCTGCCCGTCGATGCTGAAATATGGCAGCATGTCTGGGCCGCGCATCACCTGGACCGATGCCGCCGGCACCGGAAGCAAATCCGTTACTGTGCCGTCCGGGTCGCGGGCGATGATGCTGTACGAGTTTCCGCGGGTACCGGCCGACAGTTGCGACCCTTCGCGATATTCGAGCGGCGTCTGCCAGCCATTCGGCCTGTAGGCCAGGATGTTGTAAAGGGGGTGGTCCTTCGCGGCTTCGCGCCCTTCGTCTTCGGTGCGGCGGAAGAGCTCGAGCGGCAACTGCGCAATGCTCTCGGCCAGCAGCGTCACGCAATTCTGCAAGGCAGTCATTGCAAGCGCCGATTCCACGGTGACCAGTGGGCCAGCATCAGAACGGGCGCCGCCGAGGCCAGAGAGCCAACCGCCGCTTCCGGTCGCCAGCTGTGGACTGAAAAACTGTTTGGCGAACATCGTTATCCTTTACTTCCTGCCGGCGCCTGCGCGCGTGCGACGATGTACGACCAAGCGATCAGGCCAAGGCCAGCCACGATGAAGCCGGCGGGCAGATACACCATGCCAGCGCCGATGACGATGCAGATCAGACCAAGGAAGCCAGCAACGAGGGTCGCCCAGTCAAGAATGCTCATATCGTTACGCCCTCGTCGTAGATAGAAGTGGCCTGCGTCGGCTCGGGATTGAGCGACATGAGATAGACCGCGTTCAGCATCGCCATCAGCGGGTCGATCTTCCCAGTGCCCGATGCTTGTTTCGTGATCAGCACTGCATTAGCGCTTGGTACGATCTTGGCGTTACTGACACACCAGGTCATAAGCGGCTGACCGCCGTGCACCAGCACACCCTCGGCAAGCTTGCGTTCAGCCGTCTTGATCGGGCTGGTCAGCTTCCAGCCCTGCGTAATACCGATGATCTTGTCTGCCGGCACGCCGTTCATCTCGAGCGCATCGAGAATGGCGCCGATTCCTTGCGGATCCAGGCCGAGCTTGTCCAGCACGCCAGCCTCATAGACCATGGCGACGTTGGCGGCGAATTGGTCGATGTCCTCGCCGATGCGTTCAACCAGCGTCAGGTGACCGTCGCGCGCGAAGTCCAGCAATCGCGGCGCGATTTCCTTCCGCCGTTCCAGCACGGAAGGGTGGGCCCACGCGTGCGCCCAACCGAGCCAGCGGCGAGTCGTCTTGCAGCGGCCGATCGCGTACTGACCCAGCAAGTCGTCTAGACCGCCGCCGTCCCCGCCCATCGTGACAACCTCGGATCGCTCGATCAGGTCGGACAACGAAAACGTGCGATCGAGTACGCCCTGCTGGCTCCAGAAATCGGCGCCGGCCCAGCGATCGGAGCGAAGGTTCATGCCGATTTCGACGTTCGCATGCTTCGCCATGAAGCCGCGGAACGACTCGGGCCCGGCCTGCTCGGCGATCTTGAATTCGCGCTCCAGGAAGACTTGGTCGACCGAGAACCCGATATTCGGGTTCACCATCGCCATGTTTTCCAGCAGCAGGCACTCGCCCGACTTCACCATTTCGGGCGGATGTTCGAAGATGATCGGCACGAATGACGGATCAACGATTTCGCCATCGCGCACCTTCCGCGCGTACTCTAACTTCTGCTTGAACACGCCGGCCGGTGGCTCGTCAGACTGCGTCGTCAGCCAAATCACGAAGCCTTCTGGACGCGATGCGCGTCCACCCAGCGCCTCGCGAAACATATTCTCTGCACTCGACATCTTGCCGAACAGGTGCAGCTCGTCGACCAGGGTACCAACCGACTTTTTGCCGCCGACCGTATTCTGGTCTGCCGCCAGCACCTTGAGTGTCGCGCGACTCTCGCGGTGCGTGATTGTCTTCACGTGCGCCTGGACGTGCAGCAGAGCGTCGAGCTCGCCGTCACTTTGCACCATGTCCCACGCTGGCTTGTACGCGTTGTTGGCAACCTCAACTGTCGGCGCCAGCACTGAGAATTCCGCCGATTGGCGCCAGTTCAAGATCAGCGCCGTGAGCATGATCCCTGCCGCGACCGTCGATTTCGAGTTCTTCTTCGGCAGGAGCACAAAGAATTCAACGATCAGGCGGCGCCCGCTCTCGGCGTCGTACGCGCCAAAGATGCAGCGCACCAGGTCGAACACCCATTCAGCGCAAGACTCGCCGAAAGTCGGACTGCCAGGCGCATCCACGATCTTAAGTTCCTTGAAAATCGCCAGTGCCTGCTCGGCCTGCTCAGGAAAGATCGGCGGCGGGATGATCGTTTCGCCCGCGCGCAGGCGCGTCGCCCAATCAGGGCAAGCAGTTGTCCACTCCGCCATTTAGACCTTCTTCCCACCAGCAGCAACAAGCTTCGGGGGTGCGGCAGCAGCGAACTTTCCAGCGCTCGCCTTCGCAGCCGCATCCTGCCTTTGGTCTTTCTTGCCGCCCTCACCCAGCTTCTGATGCTTAAACGGCAGCATTGCCTTGGCCGCGTCCATCCGATACCGGAGGTCTGCCGCCGGCTCATTCATGATCGTGGTGAGGAACTTGATCGGGTCGTCCGTTTCCGGGATATCGAACGGGATTTCCTCAGGGGGCGGGGGCGGCGTTTGCTGCCTGACGGAGGGGGCACCAGCCGTGGGGCGACGCTCGTCGATGTACTTCTTGATGCCCGGCTCTTTGGCGAGGCGGGAACCTGCGGCAGATGCAGTTTTTTCGCTATAGCCGGCGCGAATCGCCGCTTCTTTATTCGAGAACCCGGCCAAAACGGCATCGGCGAAGGCTCGCTTTTTGCCTGTTAAAGCCATTAACAAATTCCTCCAGGGGAGATTTTTTCTGCGAATGAGAGACTATGCGGTGTCGGGTGACGAAGGTTGTCAGACTTACAATACCCCCTACCCTTCAGGCATGGAAGCGGGTCAACCGCCGCGCGCCCGCTCTGCCGCCTCACGCGCCGACTTCGCATCGTGGCAAGGCGTTTGGCACAGCAGCTCTTTGTTTGAGTCGTCGTCGCTGCCGCCCTTCCAGAGCGGGATGATGTGGTCGACCACAGTGCCGACGCTAACGCGGCCTTGGCGCCTGCATTCCTGGCACAGGCCGCAGTCGCGCGCACGGATGCGCTCACGATCTTTCACGCCAGCCCAGCCGCGCTTACGCTGCACGGTGTCCGGTCGGACTGGCGTGAGCGTGGCGAGCCGGTTGCCTGCAGCCTGTAGGCGCGGCTTGAGAGTTTGAAGCTTCGGCATCAGTCCAGCGGCACGCGGAAGTAGCGCGCAATCTCTTCGGTCGTCCAGTCGCACGGTAGGCGCCGCGACGTGCGCTCCATGAACTCGCGGTGCGCGCGCTCGGTGCGCTCTCGCATCCAGGCGCAAAAGTCGAACTGTTCCGTGCTACGCGGCTCAGCCGCCTCCGACGCTGGCGCCACGATATGCGCCAAGCTAATGCGCGAGTCGAGCACCAGCACGTTGACGCCGACAGGCAGCGAGGCATGGCATGCGTTATAAATGCACTGTCGCTGGTCAACGGTAAGTGGGCCATCGACTG